GAGAGTAGTGTGATTCTGTAAATATATAAAACCCAAAACTACATCCGTTAAGCAGCTAAGAGTATCTAGTTCTCTTGGCTGTTTTTCATTTTCTCTATCCTAATTACAATACTCTTACAACGTACATCTATTTTCACTGAAAACATTTATTACATCTCACAAAGCCTTGCATCTGGATCAAAGTTCCCTAAAATCAGATAGGCTCTAGCTTTTGCCAATTCAGCTTTAGCTAATTCAGAATATTCGTCTTTTCTTGTATTTGCATAGTCTTCAAAAAACGATTGTGCATAATCTATGGTCTTGATGTGTAATTCTTCAAGGTATTTGTTTTGTTCTTCTGTTAATCCTGGTAACATATTCCCTCCTAGTAAAGTTCCGCTTCATTTATTTAGTTTATCTTTATAGTTTGTTTAGTTATCTAAACATTTTTGTTAAAAAAATATTCCCAAACATCAATATGTGGAATATCTAATGCTAACATAGCCTTATTGATTTCTTCTTGTTTGAATTGTAACTCAGAGTTTAATCTTTTATACAGAGATGTTCTTTTAATACCTATAATATCAGCAAACTTCTCTCTATCAATACCTAGTTCTGTCAATCTTCCTAATAGCTTAGAATAATTATATCTTCCCATGATTTCCTCCTTAATCTTAATTAATAAAATTTGTTTTATTTTCTAAACACATTCTACATTTTATTTTTTCATATGTCAATAGTTTTTTTAGCTTTCTAAACATTATGTTCTTAAATAGCAAAAAATAGTTGCGTTATCTAAACATGATGTTTATAATTATAAATATAATTTGCAATTTATATTATTAAGAGGTATTACAAATGTCTAAGATTGTAGCAACTTTCAGTGAACGTCTAAAGGAAAGTTTAAATTTAAAAAATATTAAGGCTATAGAACTCGCTCAACTATCTGGTATATCTAGAGGAGCTATCAGTTCGTATCTATCGGGTCGTTGGAAGGCAAAACAAGATAATATTTATCTGCTTGCAAAAGCATTGAATGTAAATGAGGCATGGCTTATGGGCTATGATGTCCCTATGGAGTCCGTACGTCCACAAAGTAACTATACGCACTCTTCTCCACCTCATATCTACTTACGTGAGCCTAATCATATAGAACTGAAGCCAATCACATACTCCCCTCAACAACAAACTCTACTTGCTGAAACCGCTTCATTTACTGATGAACAATATGATAAGCTATTTGACTATATTAACTTTCTTAAACTTTCTAAGTCTTCTTAGAACCTTTATGACTATGTATAAAAATATCCCCCACTCCAATGGAACGGGGGACATGTACATATATAAATTTTGAATACTATGTAATTTACATTATATCATATACCATAACTCTTATTGACGGGTATCTTTTCGTATAGTATACTGTTACTAGAGAAAACGTACTGACCTTACGAGCGAAGTACACCACTCGTCAACCTAAGGGTTGGCGAGTTTTTTTTTGGAGGTTTTATCTATGTCGAAACCATTTACATCTCTTTACTCCTTATTACGCCTAATGCGCAAAAGAAACATTTCAATAAAAAAAGGAGCTGAAGGAAGCAAGGTTAAAAATATTCTCTCAAGAGAAAATTACTACTCAGTTATTAATGGTTATAAAGAAATATTTCTCGATCAGGCTATCACCTCTTCTTCTGGTGATGATTATTATATTTCTGGTACAACATTCTTCCAAATTTATGAAGTATATTGTTTCGATAGAGAACTACGTCACCTACTACTTCGCTATCTATTGCAAGCTGAAAAAAATCTTGCTACTAAGCTTGCCTATCATTTTTCTGATGAAAATAAAGCTGAATTTAGCCACTTAAATATTAATAATTTTTCTAAATCAGATCTCCACACTACAACACGACTTATATCAATATTATCAACCGTCACTCAAAAAAACTCTAAATTCCAAGATTCTGGATTTTATCACTACCTAACCAAACATCAATCTTTGCCTTTGTGGGTCTTAGTCACTAAGCTAACTTTTGGTGAATTAACATATTTTTACAAGTCTATGCTCCCAGTTCTTCAAGAGAAGGTACTGGAAAACATCTTAAAAGATTATCAATCAGAGTTTGGCTTTCAAGTTTCTGTGCCAACATCTACATTAGTCAATAATTTTAATGATATGCTAGATACATTAGTTTCCTATAGAAATATTTGTGCTCATGGTGATAGGCTATATAATCATCGCGTAAGAAAAGGGAAACATACTCGTAAACTCTTATTTTTTCACTTAACTACTCCAAAAGGCAGTGAAACATCATTATGGGGCCTCATTTTAACATTGCGACTATTTTTACCTTATCATGATTATAAAAGTATGATACAAAATATCATAAGTAATATTTCTGCTCTTTCAACTGTTATTCCACAGCAACAATTCAATTTACTTCTTAATAAAATGGGGCTCACACTGCAATGGAAGGATTCACTACTTTCATTAATTTAATTTCTAAACAGAAAGTATCCCTATTGATATATTTTATGAACCTATATATAATAGAGACAAAATAAGTGCAGATGCTTCCTCAGGGGACCTGTATGGAAAATAACCTTCTCTATTATATAGAGAGGGTTATTTTTTTACAGGAGTTATGTTATGGCAATGAAACGTGCAAACGGAACTGGTTCCGTTTATAAGATGAAACATAAGAAATTACGCAAGCCATATCGTGCTATGGTGTATATTGGCCAAGATAGCAATGGCAAAAATATTCGTAAAACAATTGGTACCTTTGCTACACAAAAGGAAGCCTACGATGCCATCGCTAATTATGTCTACGATCCTATGAAAGTACATCGTGATACAGTTCCCTTCTATCAATGTTGGGACTGGATGTTACTAGAAAAGGAACGCCAGGGTGTAGATATTAAAAAAGGAAAGTTTGAAGCTGTGAAACCGAAACTTTCCAGTATATGGTCCATGCCTATCAAAGACATTCGATTAATTCACTTACAGAACATCATCGATCAATATAAACATTTAGGACGTTCTTCCCATGATGCTATTTATAAGGCTATCAATGGTGCTTTCAAAGAAGCTATTAAAAATGATATTATCACAAAGAACTATGCCCTGGATATTACACTACCTCCTGCCGTTAAATCAAATATTCACAAACCATTTACACCAGAGGAGATTTCCATATTATGGCAGCATACAGATGATATCCTTGTACGTGTAATATTAATCTATATCTATACTGGAATGAGACCTGTTGAGCTCTACCAGGTGAAACTAGAGAATGTAAATCTAAAGGAACAATATGTAATTGGTGGTTCAAAAACAGCTGCTGGTAAAGATCGTATGATTCCTTTAGCTGATTGTATTATGCCATTTGTAAAAGAGATTTACAGCAAAGCACATTTCTCACGTTCAGACACATTACTTCCCCCTAAATTAATCCCTACACGTCTATCAAGGCCTATAGAGCGTTTATGTGAATCCTTAGGCTTATCTAAGCATAAACCACATGACACACGTCATACGTTCATCACCCTGGCACGCAATTCCGATATGGATATCTATATTCTAAAATCCATTGTAGGTCATTCACACAGTGGCGACGTAACCAGTGATGTATATACCCATAAGACAAAAAAACAATTCCTAGATGCCGTTAATACACTACCTGTAACGTTTACTGAAGAAATGATGAGTATGGCGAAATAAGCTTAGTTATAAACAATAAATTAAAAGGAGAAAACTATGAAAATTACATCACTAACTATTAATGACTTTAGATGTTTCAAGGATTCAAAGTTTGCAATTGGTCAAAATATTACTATTTTTTCTGGCACTAATGCCGTTGGTAAATCTACAATTCTTGGCTTATTAGGAAACTCTTGTGAATTAAAATCTAATAAAGGTCGTCCAATATTACAATCTGCTTTTAGATGTGAATGGAGTGATTTATTTAAAATGTCTCCTACATTTGACACTAGCAAATCAAATATTGCAAGTATTTCATATGATAGTGAACCAGACTTAAAGTACAGAATAACCTGGCAAGAAAACAATACACGAGGAAGACTTATTCCTTCAACTATAACTGCAGATGGCAAACTATCAAATGCAAAACTATCACATCCTTCTCTATATTTAGGTCTATCACGTTTATTCCCGTTAGGAGAAGCCTTAATATCTTCTGACAAGAATCCAATAACTATTAATAATATTCCTGATTCATTTCTTACAAATTACCAAAAAATTCTCTCTATTAATGAGAATATTCAATCAGTTAATCGTGTTTACCTTGATGGTAATAATAAATCACCTATCGGTATTAATACGGATAAATATGACTACCTTACTAATTCTGCTGGACAAGATAATCTAGCACAAATCCTTTTAGCAGTTGAATCATTTAGAAAGTTACAAATAGACTTTCCTGACGATTATAATGGTGGACTTCTTTTAATTGATGAGCTTGATGCTGCATTGCATCCATCTGCACAGAATAAATTATTTGATTATTTATATGCATCTTCTAAAAAGTTAGACTTACAAATTATATTCACAACTCATAGTATTTCTTTACTTGATTATGCACGTTTAATTGCTGAACCACAACAGCATTCACATGATGATATCAAACCTATAGAAATATACTTTTTGAGTCGTGCCAATAACGAATCTACTCCAACAATTATTTCTTCACCTGGTCCATTATTGTATAAAAATCTTCTGCAAGAAACATCAACTAGAATGAACCAAAAAATTAAAATTATTACTGAAGATGCTGAAGCAAGATGGGTCCTTAATCACCTATTACCAGAATCTATTTTACACAAAGTTAATTTGCTTGATACAAATGTTGGTTGTAATGAAGTATTATCTTTAAGTAAATGTGATCCAAGTTACTTTGGCACTAGAATTATAATCCTCGATGGAGATATAAAAACTAAAAGAGGAAATATGAATGATATTGCCGCACAAAATGCCTCTGGAAATCATATTTATATTCTTCCTTCAACAAAATCTATTGAAGAAAGTCTATATGATTTTCTGACTTCTAACTCCAATAATTCTAAAGAATATTTAAATCAACATATGTGCCTAGAAAACGGTCTTACTTATAGTTATTTTAAAAATACTGATTTATCAAAATTCAAAAGAAGAGGGAAAAAACGAGAAAAGCTAAAAGAATGGTTTAAATATCATCAAGCGCAATTTGATGATACAAATTTATTTGGCTATTGGATTAAAGACTATGAACAAGAAGGAAATGATTTAATTGAGTCTATCAAAAATGCAGTATCTATTATTTCTAAAAAACTATATATTCCTGAGTAAATTTTTATGGCCAAACCTCATTTTCTGTTTTATAATAAGATAAAAGGAGGTGTATCAAATGCCAAGAACAAAATCAATATTAAGATATCCAGGTGGTAAAACACAACTAGCAAAATTTACAAATCACCTTATTAAAATTAATAAAATGCAATCCCCCATATACTGTGAACCATTTTCTGGAGGTTCTGGCATATCTATAGAGCTCTTACTAACAAATCAAGTAAATAGTATCATTCTTAATGATTTAGATCCCTCTATATTTTCTATTTGGTATTCCATACTATATGATACGGATAAATTAATTAACACCATTGAACATACACCTATTACTATAGATGAATGGTACCATCAAAAAGAAATATACTTAACATTACGAGATATCTCAAATTACGACTTTTCCTTAGCTTTTGCTACCTTATTTCTGAATCGTACAAATCGTGGTGGTATAATTACTGGTGGCCCTATAGGTGGATATAAACAATCGTCAATATACTCTATTGATTGCAGATTTAACAAACAAAATCTAATAAAAAAAATAGAGGATATTTCTAAACAAAAAAATAGAATAGAACTCTATATGTTAGATGCAAAGAGATTAATTTCAGAGATATTGCTTACTAAAGACCCTAACCAATTATTTATATTTTTCGACCCTCCTTACTATCATCAAGGACAAGCACTTTATAAAAACTCACTTACTCATACTGACCATGTAGAGTTATCAAATTCTATTAGATTAATGAACCAATATAAGTGGATTACTACTTATGATGATTGTTCAGAAATTCAAGATATATATTCTGACTATAATTTATACACATATCAACTACGTTATTCTATTAATAAAGTTCGTAATGCTAACGAATACATATTTAGTAGTCCTGTCACTCAAATGGAATCTTTTGACAAAGTAATATTGAAATAAAAAAAGAGCACAGCCTTTATAGCTGTGCTCTTTTCATTAACGCTCATTGAGTAAAATTTTTGAAAGTTTACTTATCCAGATAGAGATACGATCCTCTAAAATTCTTTACATCACAAATAATCTAATTACCA